CTTCGTGCGTTTCCCGATTTTGAAAACTCCACGTCCATGTTATAGCGTGCACACAAGTAGCTTCGAACTTCCTCAATGGCTTCGTCAATGGCCGTAGTTACATTGTCCCCTGTACGGGTAAGCACTGTCAGCACTTCAGGATAAATACCCATTTTCAAATCGGTGTCGGTGAAATACATAACTATTTTCGGTTTTTGTGGTTGGTTGTATAAATACAGGCCTTACGCAGTTCATCATCGTGATTCAGCTTCTTTGACAGAATGCCGGCATCAATTAATTTATTGATGTGTTCCCGGTCATAGACCCTGATTTTTTTATAAACCTGAATAACAAACATTTCTTTTTTAGCCAGTTCGCTCATTTTATTGGCATGGTTGACTGCGTTCTTTACCCGTGTGTAACGGATAGTTCTTTTGATGAAAGTTAGTAGCATGTTGTGTTGTTTTTGTGTGTTGTTTATACTCTTTTTTTATTAATTGGCCGGCGGTGCATGGTAATAGCATCTCCTGACATTTGCATGCGTTTAATATCCAGTATGAATTTTCCACCCTCAATGCAGTCTGGTCCGTCGGCGGGTGATTTCATTTGTGGATTGATTAAAAGAAATTGTTCCTCCAGTCGGAGCATATCCGGATTGTCCTTTTCATCTAAATTGAAAATAAGTTGTCCGTTCCGGTTTATCGGTTCCAGGTTCCCCTCAATGCGGACAAATTTATCCGGCTTTTTACGTGTATCCGGGATAAGTCCTATTTGACCACGTTCCTTCCCCATCTGGGAAAAAAGAGGAATAAATACCTGTTCATAGAATGGATCCTGAAGCGTGTTATTTTCAACATAGTTGTAAACCTGTGCTTTTCCGTTGACATAGTCACGAATAGCATAAAACCACTCTACAAATTTTGCATTTGGAACCTGATCCAGGAAGCCGGTATAGATGTAATATTTTCCTTCCTTGTAACCCATCAGGAAAATACATTTATAACTTCCACCCGCTTTTTGCTTATCCTTATTGCTTGGTGACGGGTCGGAATACGCAACCAGGTATTTCATAGTTCCGATAGGTGGACATTTACCCCATCGTATTTCTTTGAATGTTTCACCCTCTGAAAGTGGATTGTTGAAATACTCTTGTTGTGCTGCTTTGGTACTGATCTTAGAAAGCACCCGGTCGATCATCTCCTCCGTATTCTTTTCTGGCCAGGAAGATTTACCATCCTTATTTCGAATGTTGACAATATCGTGATGATCCGCTTTTTGAGCGGCCAGGGTTACACAACATGTTTTAGCAATGATATTACCCAGAATAAGAACTAACAGCGGTTTACTGATAGATCGGGTAGGCATTAATGCTTTCTCGAACCAGTCAAAGTTTTTCTTTACCGTGTCAGGATTGCGTACGCTTTCATCAGTGTCAAAATCGGATATCAACAAGACATCCGGACGTATTTCCTCATTCTTTTTACCACGTGGGCTTTGGCCTGCTCCCAATGCTATAAATTTAGCACCACCGGTGGTAGCAAAATCACCTTCCTCCCAATCACCGTAATTTTTCTGCTTCCCGTAGTACCGGATGATGCGTTCGTTGAATTCAAGGTTCATCATAAACGGCATCAGCAAATCGGTTGCAGCATCCTCGCTTGATGATACAAATACAATGAACTTCTTTTTACCGGTTAATGCCAGGAATAAAACAGCAAACATGGTTACGGTGTCCTTTCCAAGTTCCCGGCTCCAACTGATCACCTCATACCATTCAGGATTATTTACAACCCGATTGATAAACTTAGTATGAAATAAGGCAAATTCGGCAGTAGCATATTTTGGGAACATAAATTTAGCCCACTCTACCGGACGCGCTTCGAGCCATTGTCGGTGCTTATTAATTTCCGCTTCCGACGTATTAGGATCGAGTCCGCTATCCGATAGATAAGACTTTTTATACGATTGCCACTGATCGAGGCTATGCCTTTCTCCTGGTTTCATTTAAGTTGATCTTTAATGTATGCATCAAACAGGGCTAATATCTCTTTTCCCTTTTGTGGATCAATAGGACGGATCCAGTCGAGTACTTTGCGAGATACATTGATCACATCCGTAAGTCCGCATTCTGTTTCGAGGGATGCCAGGTCGGCAACCAGGCGTCGACGGATATTACTTTCGTCCTTATCGGGGAACCGGTATTTCGGTTCACGACTCCCAATCAGGTTATCAAGCTCGGTGAGTTGATTGATAGTTGAGCGCAGACGTTCCTCCCTGGTTACTGATATGGTTGATCGTAACTGATCCCATTTGCCATCCCTTACCCATTTGGAAATAGTTACTTCCGATACACCCACTTTAGAAGCAATTTCCTTTTGTGTAAGTTTCTCCTTTACAAAAAGAAGTTTGGCATATTCTTTCAATTGTAACCGCTTGTCTTTTGTTGTCGACTTATCCATCCCTTTAATTTTTCAGCAAAATAAACGGAAATAATGACAGTATAAAAAAATACGTGACAAAATGGCACTACTTTTTTGGTAGGTGTGTTTTATACTGTTTTTTTGCATCGCAATTCAAACCGGACAAAATAACATGAACCTGACATTATGCCTAAAAAAGTAAACCAGATCCTGAATCAACTCAATGAATCCTGCTGCGAAGTTTACCTCTATGGTATCATAGGGAGATTTATGGATATTGACACTAATTTACTAATTCCGGCTTTAGAGGATTGTCGTAAATCGGGTTGTACAAATTTCACATTTTATGTGAATTCCGATGGTGGTGAGGTTGTTCAATGTCAAGCGTTGTGGAACTACCTGAACAGATCTGATATTAATGTGACATGGGTAGTAGATGGCGTAGCAGCCAGTTGTGGTTACGATATGATGACTAACCCAAAACATACAGTTTGTATGGCAAAATACAGCAAACTAATGGTTCATAAAGTATCCGGATTTGCAAGTGGAGGTTCTAAAGACATTCGAAATTATGCAGATACAATGGATCTTTTTGAAGCTGATATTGTAGACATGATTGCCAACCGGTGTGGGATAACGAAGGATGAGGTTATTGCTACGTACATGGATGGTAGCGATCACTGGTTGACACCACAACAGGCAATTGATGCCAAACTATGCGATAAAATGATAGAGGGATGTGACAGCATGGAGGAACCTCCATCCAGCATGTGCAATCCAAACGATATTTACAATTATTTCCAAAATCAAATAATCAATTTACAAACCAACAAAACGAGTATGGATCACAAAGAAATTGCACCAATTTTAAACTTGGATGTGAATTCGGATGAGAAAGCCGTAAAGACAGGTATTCAGAATGTGGTAGCGAAAGCCACCCGTTTGGAGACTGAAAACGGAACTCTGAAAACCGAAAAAGAAGCCCTGCAAAATCAGGTTAATACAATGAATCAGGCAAAGGTAAAAAACCTGATTGATGGAGCTGTAACCGCCAAACGTATTGGTGAGGATATGCGCGACACGTACACCGAAATGGCGAACGAAAATTATGAACGTGCTGAAAAAGTTATCAATTCATTACCTGTTGTTGGTCGGATTGCAAACGAATTAGGTAGCGGGAATAACGGATCCGTTCCGGGAGCAGAAAAAGACTGGACTTGGGATGATTATCACAAGAAAGGTAAATTGGAAAACCTGAAGGCTACCAATATGGAGCATTTCAAAAATGTATTTAAAGCGAAGTTTAACCGTGATTTTAAGGAGGCATAAGCAATGACAGTCATTAATATGAATACCAATGCGAGCTATAACTTTAAAGCTCCCGCTATCATAAAAGATGCGGATTCAAAAGTAGAAGTTGTATTCCCAACTTCAGAAAAACAAACCGTTGCCCCGGCAGCTGTTATTGAAGTAGATGTGGAAAGAACCTCTACAGTGGTTGATCTTGGTGAGTTAGCTGAAGCTGCTACGCTAAACCTGACTATTGGTGCAGATGTACCTGTAGGTGCTATTTTGGTAGTTAAAGCTAAAAGCGATGCAACTGCCCGGGACATAACCCTTGGAACAGGGTTAACGGGTCCTGCTATTACCGGAGTAATTTCTAAAACAAAATCAGTGTCGTTCATGTATGACGGTTTGTCGTTTATCGCGATGGCCGCTGCTGTTCAACTTGATTAATTTATTCACGATTAATTATTAAAATCAATATGAAACGAACAAGATTTATTCTCAGTTTTTTAACGGCACTTTTGTTTGCCGTTGGTATCGGTTCCGCTTTCGGAGCTGTAGCGGGTGGTGGCGCGTTTATCGTGTCTGCAATTAATAAAGGTGTGCCTTCGGGTTCGATGCTTTCGGGTGTTACCCCTGAAATATGGGTAAACTATATTATTGAAAATCTTTTCAAGAACAACGAGTTCCTGTTGAATTCAGTCGACGAAAGCCAATATGTGATTGGTGGTAGTGTCGTTCATATTCCTCAGGCAGGTAGCCAAAGCGGGGTACAAAGAAATCGTAAAAATTTGCCGGCTACTATTACCCGCCGTAAGGATATCGATGTAACGTATGCACTGGATGAATTTACAACCGATCCACGGTTTATCCCGGATATTGATAAAGCCGAATTAAGCTACGATAAAATGGATTCGTGTATGAGCGAAGATATGAGTTACCTGGAACAATTTGTTGCTGAAGCAATGATGTATAACTGGCGTCCTCAATTCTTTATTAAAACAACCGGAGACTCAACAGCAGCACATATTGGAACAGGGAATCGTAAGAAATTAACCTTAACTGATTTTCAGACTGCCAAATCCGTATTTAATAAATGGAATATCCCTAAAGGTGACCGTTATGTAGTATTGGATACTGAAATGCAGGCACAATTATGCAGCGATTTGAAAGCAACTGCTAACCGTGATTTCTCAGCCGTTTACGATCCAATTAACGGTGAATTAAAGAAACTGGAAGGTTTCCAGATCACTGAACGATCAACTGCTTTGAATGCACGTAATACAACATTAACAGCTGTTGCTAATTCAAAATATTTCAAATGGACTGCTAATGATTTGACTTACTATCCTGAAGATTTCATGGATGTTGAATCAGGTGATGCAGCTGCTGATACTACCTCGTGTGCTTATGGTTTATTCTGGAGCAAAAACGCAGTAGCCCGTTCAATGGGTATGACTAAGATGTTTGATGACAAAGGTAATCCTCAGTTTTACGGTGATATTTATTCGTTCTTGCAACGTGCCGGTGGACGTTCACGTCGTGCCGATGGTAAGGGAGTTCTTGGAGTCATTCAGACTATTGTATAGGTTTAGTTTTTTAATGTTTATTTTTCATGTGTGTGTTTTGAATATCCGCTACCGGTAGCGGTAGCGGGTATTTTTTAAAATTGAAATTATGGCTAAAACAATAAATAACGATCCAAAAACCGGTGATCCGAAAGAAGGACAGCAAATCGCTGATGAAATAATGAAATCAGTCCAGGTAATTGAGAACCGGTGGTACACCAATGAAAAGAAAGCGATTGAAAGAAACGAAACTGATGGAGAAATTCAACATTTTACAAAAACAAAATAAGAGACTATGTTACCACGTGTAAAAATATATTTTGAAAACGGATCCATTGGATCAACTACTCCGTCAGATGATGGTGTAGTTGGATTAGTGGCTACCGGGGTAGCTGTAGCTGGAAAGTTTGTACTTGGTACAGCATATCTGATTACATCACTTTCCGGACTCACTGCTTTGGGTATTACGTCGGCTGATGCTGATGTCAATAAGACCATTTACAAAGCTGTAAAAGATTTCTATACCGAAGCTCCAGACGGTACTAAGTTGTGGTTGAAAGGAGTTTCTGATACGGTAACCCTGGCACAAATGATGGATGTAACCCTCACTAATGCAAAAACACTGATTGATTCGGCTAACGGAGCTATCAAGATCCTGTTTGCAGTGAAAAAAGATGCAACCGGTTATGTAACTACCATAACCGATGGATTGGATGCTGATGTTACGGCTGCTATTACCAAAGCCCAGGCGTTGGGAGAATATGCTTCAGACAGCAAATATGCTCCACTTTTTGTCATTCTTCCCGGACGCCATTACAGTGGTGTAGCTGCTGACCTTTCCGATTTAGGAACCGGAACATTCAACCGGGTAGCTGTGATGATTGGTGATACCGTAGCCTCAAGTAATGATGCTGCTGTAGGCCTATTAGCTGGGCGTGTTGCCGGTATACCAGTACAGCGAAGCATTGCCCGGGTTAAATCGGGTGCAATTGGTGTTGCATCGCTCTACATTGGAGCAGTAACTGCTGAGAACGGATCTCCTGACGTTATCAATGATAACGGCTATATTACCTTCCGTACTTTCGTGGGTAAATCCGGTTATTACTTCACTGATGATAAATTGGCTACAGCTGTTACCGATGACTATGCATTGATTCCACGACGCAGGACTATTGATAAGGCTTACCGGATCGGATATCAGACGTTGATCAACGAGCTGGGGGATGAAATTCCGGTAACTGATGATGGAACTATTCCGGCATCAACGGTAAAAAGTATTCAAAATGCTGTTGAAACAGCCATTGAAAACAACATGGCCGGTGAACTTGGATCTGATCCGGGTAACTCAACGGATACCGGTGTAATATGCTTTATTGACCATACGCAAAATGTGGTTAGTACGTCAAAACTGAACGTAAAACTTCGTGTAAAACCTTTTGGTTATCCGAAGTATATTGATTTGTATTTAGGATTTAAAACTGCAACCACTTAATACTATAAAATTATGGCATTCGACAGTAGAGAATATGAATTTGCTGACCTGACATTTGTATTAGGTGGCAAGGATATAACCGGTTTCCGGGGTATTAAATATACCAAGAAACAAGAAAAGGAACTTGTTTATGGTAAAGGAAATGAACCGCTGAAGATTCAGAAAGGGAATAAATCCTATGAAGGTGAACTATCTGTATTACAATCGGAACTTGAAACGCTTATTGCAAACAGTCCAAATAAGGACATATTGGATCTACAGCTTGATGCTGTATGTGCGTATGGAAACCCAAGTCATGGTGATGTATTGATCACTGATGTTTTGCAAGGGATTCAGTTCACAGAAGAAAGTAAAGAGTTTAAACAAGGTGATAAATTTGGTGAAATCAAACTACCATTTATTTTCCTGAGGAAAAAGGCTCAATCTCTTTAATCAATTTAAATTTTAGACTATTACAAAAGCAGTCGGTCCAAACTGACTGACTGCTTTTTTTAAAAACAAAAAACATACACAATGTCAAAAGAAACTATCAATGTTGATGAACTAAAAGAAAAGTTCGGAACAATAAAAGAAATTACATGCGGTAAATTGGTTGCCTTTTTCCGTAAACCCGATTTAAAGATATGGCGTTTCGCCTTGAAATCAATTGAAAAAAGCCAGACAGAATTTAAAAAAGCGTTGGCAATAAACTGTTTTGTGGCAGGAAGTAAAGAATTATTGGCATCACCTTATATTGAGGATATAGCTGATGTTATTGATGAATTTGTAAACTATGCAGATGCTGAAGTTGAAAAAGAAGGTAATGCATACGTGATTAAAGTCCTGGATAAATCTGCACGTTTCAAACCGGTAACTATTGAAATGCAAACACTGGCTGAACGTAATAATATGGATGACTTACCATTTAAGACCCAGCAAAACCTTATGGAGTTAATGTGGTTGGATGGAGATTCAGAGATTCGGGATCCTAAGAACTTAGATTACCATATGCCCGCACTCCGTGTAATGAAAGATTTACGCGAAAAACACATCCTTAGCATAAAAAACGCCTAACGGGGTCAGTATTTTGGGATTTCGATATAGATGAAAAACCGGAGTTTGAAAAGTTTGTAAAAACACTTACGCTTCGTGCCGGAAGTTCTATGATTCGATATTACCTGAAAGAAATGCACCCCGACCGATTGGATGATTCCGATTGGATTGATTCCGTACTTGATGTATGGTTATACAGATACCTGGAAAGTAAAGAAATTAAAAAGTAACTCCGATGAATGCTGTTGAATTTGTAATGAAAATGCGGGACAATGCAAGTTCTACGATTGATAAGATCGGTAAAGAATTTGGTCATGCCAATACAAACGCAACTAAGTTACAAGGAACAATGCAACGATTATCAACTTCTGGAACTTCTATGTTTGGTAGCTTAAATTCAATGTTAACTACTTTCGGTATTGGTTTTTCTTTATATAAAGTAGCTGACATGATGCGAGTAGGTACAGAAAAGGCTCATGAACTTCGATTAGCGCAAACTCAGGTACAAGCGTCTCTACTAAGTACTGGACATGCTGCCGGGATAATGTATGATGAAACATTAAAACAGGCTAAAAAATTAAGCTATTCAACATTGTATGGACGTGCAGAAATAACTGATATGCAGTCCATGTTATTAACCTTCCCTTCCGTAAGTAAGAAAACATTTGAAGCGGCTTCAGGTGCAATTTTAGACATGAGTACTAAAATGCATCAAGATGTAAAAATGTCAACTGTAATGGTAGGTAAAGCTTTGCAGGATCCTAAATATGGAGTTATGGCATTACGTCGTGTGGGTGTAAACTTGACTCGTGAACAGGCTGTAATCATTAAAAACTTAGTTGCTTC